GAGATTTGCGAGTGGTGTAAAGATAACATCCAAACATCTTCAAGATTTAAGAATCACAGGCGTAAATAAAGCATCGTTATTTGATATGTGGATATTAGATATAAGAGAGGCGTGGATGTAATGGATATAACTGTAGTAAAACAACAGATACAAAAGAAAGAGCCACAACACTTTTATATCTTTGTTGGTGAAGAAGTAGCAGTTATGGATATATACATCAATAAGATAGCCGAATGTATAAATGTAAAACCCACAAGAGCAGACACAGTAGCAGATATAATGCCTAAACTGTCAGCAAATTCATTCCTTTCAGTACCGCAATGTTATGTGATACGAGAGGACAAAGAGTTTATCAAAAGTGATGCGGTGCAAGATTTTTTCGATGAGAAAATACAAAATAAAAACATAGTCATTTTATGCTTTTATTCGCTCGATAAACGCACTAAATTTTATAAAGCATATACAGATAGCATTGTAAATTTTGAACGCTTAAATGAGCAAATTTTGAGCAAATACGTGCATAAGGAAATTGACTTATCTGAACGTAACACAAGGACGTTGATAGAGATATGCGAATATGACCTCAGCCGTATATATTTAGAGATAGACAAGATATATCAACTTGCCGGATATTTTCAAAGAGCATATAACATGGTGAGTTATGATAAGGTATTTGAGATATTAGTTGAAGAAGGTGTTATATATGAACCACCTTATGATGCGATATTTGACTTTGTAGATGCGGTGTTGAAAAGAAAACCCAAGTTAGCGTATAATTTATATCAGCAATGCCAAGCAATCGGTGAAGCAAATATGACCTTACTGTCGGTGTTATATAGTAATACCAAAGCAGTATTGCAAGTCCAGTCCTGCCCATCTAAAGATATAGCAAAGAGTACAGGTCTGACCGGTTTTCAGATTAAGCTGGCGAAAGAAAAGTGCGGTATCTATAAGAATAGGGAACTTGTAGATATGATGAAGTTAATACAAAAAGTGGAGAGGAGTATAAAGACAGGAGAGATAGAAGATGCAGTTTCTATCGAGTATATCTTGGTGAATGTATTATGAGACCTATAACCCCGAATTGGAAGATTCAAAGTCCATGTAAAGATTGTGAAAGCAGATTCGTAGGATGCCATTCAAGTTGTATCAAGTATATAGATTATCAACAGGCATCGGCAGCCAAGAACAAAGAGATGGCAGATAAGAAAAAGGAGATGCGAGATAATGAATACACAAATTACATCGTTGGAGTCCACAGAGAACGAAATAGAAAGAAATTCAGAGGACAAATCTGAATATAATTATTGCCTTCGTTGTCATAGAAAGTTAAAAAACCCAGAGTATAGACTTCGTGGTATGGGCAAGATATGTTGGGAGAAATCTCACATAGAGCAGTCAAGGAGATTATTCGATGCAAACCGTGATACATGAATATACCAATTTATCACCAATATTTAATGATATTGAAATGGTTTATACTGATATATCTGCCGATAGTTATGCTACAAAATTATTGATGACCACATTAGACTTATCGTTTGCAGACCTCTATGATATATTAAAAGAGAATGTATCGTGGTGTCAGAAGTATATATTTGAGCCAAAAAATATTGTGCATATAAATATACCAGAGACCAACAATATGATAGTTTGTGTGTCTGGTGGTAAAGATAGTGTAGCACTTGCCAAGTACTATATGGATAAGGGTTATAATGTTTATCTGTATCATATGCATGGCATAAACAAAGTTTATCCTGATGAAGTCGAAGCCGTAAAAAGAGTAGCAAAATATTTTAATGTCCCGTTATACATAGATAATGTGGTATTAAGTGGAACGCAAGATTTTACGGAGCATCCGATGAAAAACTATATCATAGCCAATGGGGCGATACATTATGCAATCCGTGAACATCTTGGCCTCAATATAGCGTTTGGCAATTTCAATGAATCATATCTTGAGGACAATGATTTTGATGTATGTGCTGGTGATTGTATGGATATGTGGTATGCCTATGAGAAGATAATCAGACGATATTTACCACAATTCGTAATGAATATCCCGTTTAAGACTAATCAGGATACTATAGATATTATGAGAAAAGAACCTAAATTATTGGACTTGTGTGTATCGTGTATGAGTCCATATAGGTTTAGAGAACACTGGCATAAACGTACAGAAAATAAATACGGCATAAAGTTGATGCAGAATAGATGTGGATGTTGTTGGAAATGTTGTGCTGAATATATAAACTATACCGATTTAGATATATTAGATTTTAACTTGCAGTATTATATCCATTGTTTGGAGATATTACATAAAGCAAAGGTCAAAGAGAGTAAGATAAAAACATGGTCGATAGAAGATATATGGTCAGAATATTTCTTCTACCCGATTGAAGAATCAAAAGCATATGAGGAGATAAAAAATGCCACTATTTACAATGGGAAAGTCCAATGTATCACACAAACTTCTAAAAGATAGATATATCGTCCCACCTTTTTCAATTCTCAATACTATCACCCAGAATTGGCAGAAAAGAAAAGATGTATGGGAGAATATGGGTATCGAAAGTACATTAGGTCGTAACGTGAAGCGTTACAATGCCAATCCTGTAAACACGTTTAGTGCAAGAGGAGAACAGGCAAAAGAAGCGGAGAGAACAAGTACATTCGACCCGTTATTATGTGAGATAATGTATAAGTGGTTCAGTAATGAAGGCGATTATATTCTTGACCCATTTGCTGGTGGAAGTGTGAGAGGAATTGTTGCAAGTGCTTTAAATAGACCTTATTTAGGCATAGATTTATCTATTGACCAAGTTAATGCAAATTTCACCCAATTAAAGGATGTTCAGGAGCGTTACAACATTAAATGTTTACCTTATTGGCATTGTGACGATAGTGAAAGATTGTTAGGTGAAGCCATATATTCAACTACGGTATATGACATGGTATTTACTTGTCCACCATACTATAATCTGGAGAAATACACAAAGGATGAGAATGACCTAAGTAATATGCCGACCTATAAAGACTTCATCACAAAATATGCCACAATTTTGAAATATTCGGTGATGATGTTAGCCAATGAAAGATTCTTTGTAATAGTGGTGTCAGAGATAAGAAATCCAGAAACAGGAGCATATTATGGATTTGTACCAGATACAATACAGATATTAAGAGAATGTGGTTTAACTTATTATAATGAGATAATCCTTGAGAATAATATAGGTAGTCTTCCTATAAGAGCACCAAAATACTTTAATCAGAGCAGAAAAATAGGACGCCATCATCAAAATATATTAGTGTTTTATAAGGGAGACCCGAAGCAAATATCGAAGCGGTATACTGAATTTTTCGATGGTGAATGAGTTTCTTCTATATTATATATACGCACGTATGAGCAGGTATGTTGATTAACTTCATCATACCTGTTGTTTTCGTTTATATGGCGTGCTATAATGTAACTGTAAACAAAGTTGAGCCCGTCAGAAAACGAAAGGAGAACAGAAAATGACAGAAAAGGCACAAGCAAAAATCGAAGAACTTGAGGCACAGAGAGTATTAGTTGAAAAGGTAGACGAAATACTGGAGAAAGTAGAACGTGACCTGAAATATGCGAAAATCCATTCAGATTTAATCTATGAGAAGGATGAAGATGGTAATCCTATAATAGATGAAGAAACTGGTAAGCAGAAGTATCATTGGGAAGACCGTGACTATACAGAAGAGGAACTCGATGAGAATCCCAGAGTACGTGGTGAGATAAGAGCCTATGAAACGATAATAAAGGCACTTGAAAAGTTAATGTGAGGTGAGAATATGATAACAATAGGGACAATAAAACTTTTAGGAATACTCGGTGCAGTATGGTTAGCCGGATATATGGGCAGAATAGCACAGGTCATTTTGAAGGGAGACTGGGATGACGAAGGCTGAATTAGAAAAAGACCGAGACGAATGGAAACAACAGGCAGAAAGTTTGCAGGATGAACTGGATGCCCTAAATGATGCTTATACAGACCTTGAGATACAATTAGCGGATACTGTAAATAGCGTTGGTAATACTTATATAACCGATGTAGATAACTTCATTGATAGATTAAGGTCAGAAGATTTATATACACCAGAATTAGAAGCATTTATGGAATATTATATGCGATACCACAATGATTTATCGTTAGGATGAAAGGAGAGAATTATGAGTAATTATGAAATCGTACCCGGTAGGGGCGGAGTAAAGAAAGATAATAGTTTAGGATGTGGCATTATGTTTAGTGGTACTAATGAAAGTTCCCATAGACAACATGAGTCCATGTATGAGAGAACCAAAAGACAAGTATATGCCACTGGTAATAAGTGGGCAATAGAAAATTTCCATGCTACACACGATTGAATACCGCTTGTAAACATTTATTTGGCGTGTTATAATGTATTTGTAAACAATAAGACGCCGTTGAGCGTAACACGAAAGGAGAAATGATATGAACAGAGTGGAAAAGATTTTTATGGACAGAGATGGTTGTACACCAGGTGAGGCGAAAAGGGAGTATGAACTTTTAAGGGAAGATGTACTTCAAGCCGCAGAAGATGGTATGTTTGACGAAGCCGAAGACATTATGTTAGGTGCTGGCTTTGAACTTGACTATCTGGTAGACTTGCTTATATGATATACCTATTGTAAACGATTATATGGCGTGCTATAATGTACTTGTAACAAAGAGAGTGCTACGGCACATAGTTTGAAAGGAGAACAATATGATTAAGGTAACTATGAACGTAAATGGGACAACAATGACCTATGACATTAACACGATGGAAACTCTTGCAAAGTTTCAGGCACAGTTGACAGAGGATTTCTTCAAACATTATTCACAGGAAATATCGGATGATGTGAAGGATAAGATAGTGCAGGAGTATCTTGATACTTGTGATGATAACTTTGAAATGCGGTGTGATTTGGTAGAGAATATAACCAATAATATGTGCCGTATTAACGATGATATTGTGGCTGCTAATTTAAGGGATACAGACTATGATACCATAGACGAGATAACAGAAGCCATAGATGGTATGAGAAGTGATATGGAAGAGATATATAGTTATGCGAGGAACTGGTGCTAAAGCGCCAGTTCCAATAAGAAAGCGTGATACATATGAAACCCGAAATGGCGAGAAAATTGGCCATAAGAATGTCACAAATATTGGAACGATATGACTATTATGGCTATAAGGATTTATTGTATGATTATGATGATAGTGAGGAACTAATGTTAGAAGACCTTGTTGGTCAGATATTAAGCAGACCAGAGATAGTATTTGATGGTATGCTGAACACAATGGAACAAATGTTATCAGATATAGAAATGGGGTGTTAATTATGAGTATGACCATAAAACAGAGAGAAAACAGAGCCAGAGCCAATATAGTTAGTTGGAGAAATAGTAAGTACACCGATTTAAGAAGTGCTTATGGTAGATATAGCAAGAGAAAAGAGGAAGCATGGGAATATTGCCAAGACCTGTGCAGAAGAAAGAATGGCGAAGGACTAAAAGTTATTAGTAGAAATTCCCATATATTTACTGCAGGGTTTGTATTTCCTCATCCTGATACAGGAGAATTGATGTTCATGTACATCAGTCCATCCTACGACCAGGAGGTGTCTTTAGCAATTCAGGGTTAACCACCCTATTGCATATACTCCTTTCAGAGTGGTTGTTTTGTTTACGGGAACAGGGTACAAGGTAACACTTGTACCCTTTCTCATTGTAAACATACCGCTTGTAAACATTGATAAAGGTTAGTATAATGATAGTGTAAACAATGATAAGCCAGTTTTGATGAAAGGAGAACGGCTATGACAAAGAAACAGAAAGACCACATAATGAACGACCTGATTAGTGATAATCTCAAGGCATTCATTGCAAACTTCGGTGAACCGAGAATTGAGAGTGCAGATTATGGCGAAGGTCTTTATGTGTACTATCCAGCAGACAGTGAGACCTACATCCAATATTGCTATAATGCACATTATCTGGATGGGTGGCTTTATGGATGTGTTCAAGGGTTTTTGAGAGGAGAATTTAAGAAAGGAGCAGAGCAGAATGGACAAGAATGAAATGTGGGATAGACTTGTAGATATGGGTATAGCCACAGAAGAAGAATGTCAGTTGGTAACAGACATAAAGGGTTATACAGAAGAAGCCTTGCTTGACATCCTGTATGCAAGAACAGGGTACAGAAACTTTGACCAGATGGAGGATGAGTTATGACAAAAGAGGAGATACACGTAAAATTAGTTAGTCCGATATGTGCATTAGAGGAATATTGTAGATTTGGCGAGAATTATTCACCAATAGTAGATACCGTGTCAATAGCATTAAGGCATATATTGAATGAGATTGAGGAAGATTTTACGAAGGAGAAACGAAATGACAAAGCAGGAAATGGAGCAGTATAAAGATAAGAAACCCGTTGGAGTGTATCCTATGTGTAATCATGGGGGTGTAGAAATACTTGACATAATCTATGGCATAGAAGATTATGTGGTAGCAAGATATAACTTTGGCGAACCCGAAGAGAAGTTACATAAGGTGAAAATTAGAAGTACGCCCAGTGGCCTACCTTACATAAATTTAGATGGTAACTATATTAGACTGGGTGAGTGTTTGAAAGTGTAACATACCAATAGACGAGCGTGTTCTCCACGTAGTATAATGTTTTTAGAAGATGAGAACACGCTCGGCTGAATAAGACAGATAAAGGTTGAATCAATCAGAATTTGCCTGAAAAGCACAAAAGTGGAAAAGTCGAAACTTCAAAACCGTAAACAAACAAAACCAGAGAAAAGGAGAAAACGAAAATGTCAGAAATCAGAATGAGAGATGGAATCAAGGTAAGAGGTCACTATGGAAAATGGTACGTCATTGATGAAAGAGAATACAATGGTAGAACACTTTACATGGTAGAGAGTGAAACGTACGGTGACGAGGCTGCCTCACTTATCATTGATGAAGATTTTAACCTTGTAGCAGATGAGATATGGAACGGTTGGGATGATTATGAGTATCTTCTCGATAACGAACCCGAGATATACGTGGAGGAGGTGTAATAATGAAGTTCCATTTAAGTATAGGTGATACGGTATATAGTGTATATGATGATATGCGTGGCAAGATTATAGCAATAGTATCTACTTCGGGTATTCAAGATGAGTATCGGGTGAAGTGGAGAGATGGTATAGAATCCAATGTTATGAGAGAAGAGGTGTACTAATGAAAGGATATGCAGTAAGTTGTGGTTATATGGGATATGTAGGTAATGGCAGATATATGTTATTTGCCACAGAAGAAGAATATAAGGAGTATATCAATGAATGGATGTAATAATTGTAAGTATTATAGGATATATAGAAGTAATAGTTATTGGGATCCTGATGAGTCCGAATGTGTATCTACTATGGTGACAGAAGAAGACCTCGATAACGTGTATGGAGAAGCACAAGAATGGTCTGATGATGAAGAACCTAAATGTTCATCATGGGAGATGTACGATGAACCAGAGTATGACGATTATGAGCCCAGATGTTGGGATGATTAAGGAGAGAAAGTTATGGCGAAGAAAAAGAGTTACTGGTATGTATTAGTAATGACAGATGAAGGACCTAAATTTGTAACAAGTCTTGGTGACCATCATACTGCATATTGGGATGTGAAAGAAAAGCCCTATGAAATGTCAGAGGTCTGGGCTAAAGATGTAGCGAATGGGTTGATGCTTAATTTCTTCACCGCATTTGCAGTATGTTCACCAATAGAGTTAGAACACCATCCTTATAACTATAAAAGGTATCATATTGAATGGAAGGAGAATGAAGCAACCGAAGAATAACACCAATTACGAAACACCTGTTACCATAACGGGTGTTTCTTTTGGAACACGCACAGTTGGTTGGTTCCTGCCGTCTATGAGCGTAAACAAACCATGCTTTGGTCATGAACATACCAATAGCAATAGTTGACATTGGTTGATATAATATAATTGTAAACAATGATAAGCACTTAATAGAAAGTGAGGATGAAACATGACAAACCGATTTTTAGAGAACAAAAATTATTTAGATAGGATATTGAACGATATCCATCGCCAGTTAAGAAGAAAGAACCATAAGCCACTTGACAGAATAATGTGCGATGTTGGATATGCCCACTATCTGAATACCGAAGAAATGAATTACATTAGAGAAAGGATTTGAGGTGATTAAAAATGTATATTCCAGATTTAACAGAGAGATATCCTGAAGGTTTTAGAGGACCTGATGTATATGACCCTTACGATATTGAGTATGATTTATGGGAGTCATTCGAGAAACAGTTTGAGGATATGAACAGAGAAAGTGAGGAGACCGAAGATGTTAAGTAAGGAGATTAGAGAAGATTTACAGGAGAGATGTAACGCAAGGATTATAGCAGTAGCACCATACATAGCAGAGAATAGTGATGGTGAACCCGAGCAGTATTTTCAGGTGAATATGATGGATGATACATCCACATTCTATATCAATGTAGATGCCTTTGGGGCAGTATGCGGAGGTGAGGCCTGCAGGTATGATGTTGAAACCAATGAACTTATATAACATACCACTTGTAAACATTTATACGGTGTGCTATAATGTAGTTGTAACAAAGAAACAGAGCGGACGAAACTGTGATACACCGCTCACCACTCAAAAACAGAAAAAGGAGAAACAGAAATGAAGAAACAGGAAACAGTAGTAGCAGTAGTTAAGGAAACCAAAGTAGACAGAAAGACCATTGCAGAGAACATCGAGCAGGCTTTTAAGGACAACAAGATGATGGATGTTGTTGCAGACACGAATCTGGAGAACCCGACAGGTCTCTCATACGAGGACTATAAGTTCATCCACTTCTACAAGAAGGGTACAACAAAGGACCTGTTCCAGCTCTACATCACAGGCAAGACAGGAACATTCTATGTCAGGACTGTAGTAGCAGAGCATCTGGGTAAAGATGTAGAGAAGACCCCGGCCATGAAGAAGCAGAAAGATGGGTCAATGAAAGTAAACCTCTTCTTGGTGAAAGCACCTATTGATACAGTACCCACAGTAGCAGAGAAGATACTGGATGCCTGCATTGAGAACGAAAAAATGGTAGAGCAGATTAAGGCCCAGAAAGATGCAGAGAAGGCAGCCCAGAAAGAGGCCAAGAAAGCAGAGAAGGAAGCCAAGAAGCAGGCAACCGAGAAGAAGGAGACCAAGAGCCAGCCTAAGAAGAAAGCAGAAAAGACGGCGGCCAAAGAAAAGACACAGAAGAAGGTAGCCAATAACTAATCTCTCTCATATAATAACCTCACGGGTAGTATCAGAAATGATACTACCCACTTTCTTTTACGCACATCACCACAGCCATAAATTAAAAATTCGGCGGTATAGAAAAATGCCCAACCTCTATTATAAAATACACTAAATACACCACTCATACCAGAATAAGCATATACCATGTATTAGAACGTACCATAAAACCACTCGTCCTACGCATAAAATCAATAGTTCCAAGACCATGCCATATTTACAGTATTTAGCCCCAGGCCAAATTGTATCACACTATTGGCCCACCGAAACACACCCCAAAACGTGGATTTTGCCAGTTTTTTCAGAGGATGGTATCTTCCGTGGTTCTGCTCTCAACTGTGCGTGTTCCACGGATAGGCCAAAATGCTCAGGATACGGTCCAAGGCCCTACCAGGATACAAGGTTGGTACCTACCAAATAGAAAATATACCACCAGGGGCCTAAAAACACACCAATAGACAGTAGCGTTGTATAATGTTATGATGTTATCGTAAACAGAAACAAGCACACTCAAAGAAAGAGAGGGCCTAAAAATGAAGTATTATATGTTAGAGATTATTTACAGACAGAATGTAGAACCTGAATACCCTATGGGTGATCCTGAAAGATTTGAAAGTCTTGATGAGTTCCTTGAGTTCAACTATGAACAGATAGACCTCATTAAAGACGCCAGTCCTTCTATGATAGAAGTAGAACAAAAACTTAGGTCTGGTGATTATGAAATTACAAATTTCGGTGGGGTTCTTTATATAACCGTAAGAAATATAGATTTTTATGGAACTGGGTGTATATAAATACACCCTTCTTTTTTGTTTGTGCATAAAAGGCAGGTACCATCCCTACGGATGACATACCCAACATGGCATGTAAACACACCAATAGACGTTGTATAATGTTTCATATATAATGAGAGCGTAAACAAAAACACGTTCTCTTTGAAAGGGGGAAACAAAATGACATTAAAAGAGTTATTGCACGTTGTAGATGATGAGATAGTTGTGAGAGTGTATGCAGAACAATTAGTTGACGCTTGCAGTTATCTTGACAGAAAAGTTTGGAAAGTTGAGATATTTATGAATGAGTTAATTGTATGTGTAGAACATTAAGAAAGTGAGGAATGAGATATGACAATGACAGAGAATGTAAAACTGGTTAACGAAGTTCTTGGTAGAAATGATTTAACCGAAGCCGATGTTACTTGTTTAGCAGATGATTGGAGGGCATTTTGTAATGATCCAATGAAGTATGCTGATACAGTAGTACCGCTATTAGTAAATCAATATTTGGATGAGGACGCTTAATGCGTCCCTCCTTTTTGTATCACGCTCGAAGGTTGGTACCTACCTTATCTGTGATTTCTGGCAGCGGGCACATAAATAAAGAAGAAATACGCCGATAGACTTTGACGTTATATAATGTTAATATAGTATTGTAAACAATAACTGTTATATCTCTTTGAAAGGGGGATAAAATAATGAAAGCAAGATTTGCCAATATTGATTTAGTAGTATATGATATGTTCAAGTGTACAGACCTGAAACCCGAACAGTTGTCAGAAGTAGAGATAACAGAGATAGCCGAAAATGATTTTAGAGTAGAGTATGATTCCGGAAATCAGTTTGGGGGTTTTCTGTATTACGTCAGAATTACAGAGACCGAGACCGAATATGAGTTTGACATTTACAGAACTGCCTACGGGGATACCGGAATTATAGTTAGAGATAAATACCTCAACTATCTTCGTACCCTTGACCATGAGACCAGAGAAGTGATAAATGCCGCTAAAGAATGATATGTAACTCATAACCGAGTTTTTGTTTACACCCAGAGAATGGCAGGGATGCACAATGTACCCTGCCATCCTTGTGTCTGTGTATTGATGGTTGGTACCATCCATCCAATCGTATCACGGTTGGTGCCATCCAAAAATGAAAATGAAAATTTCGGGATCTTCGGCATGAGAATAAGAGCAGATACACCAATAGCAGTATCTTCTTATATATAGTATGATTATAGCGTAAACAAAAACACACACAGTTTCACAGAAAGGGGAAACGGAAAAATGACAAGACTGAAAAAAGAACTTACAAACAGAAACATTATTTGGGATGCAGATGACTACATGATAATGATGGGACCAGAGCATGATACATGTTCAGAGTTAGTAGACATAACCGACCAATTTGTAATCACTTGTTTTCATTCAGCAGTCCTCGATCCAATCTTACATCTCTACGACCGCAAGACATTGCAGTTGATAGCGTATCAAGACCTTTACAAAGATACGAACTCCTTCAACCTTGTTTCAACAAATCCTTGGAACGCATGGTTTGAGTATGAGGCCTGATGGCCTCTACTCCAGGTTGAGGATGGTACCATCCTGCTCATATATATAATGAGGATCGGTGTAAAATATAAGTCCAAGGAAGGTCTGTATATATTTTCTGGGTATGACTGTCTGTACATTGATAAATTTTTGTCAATGTCTGACTGTCTGACTGACAACGAAAAATGACGCGATTCAAAAAATCTATCATGTAAAATGAATCGGAAAAAATGAGCGTGTTTTTTCTATATAATAAGAAAGAAAAAATTTTTTGATAAAATTAACATTTATGTATTGACATATAATGTTAATAGTAGTATCATATCATTGTAAACAAAAACAAAGCACTTCCCCCGTAGGGGGAAACAAAGAAAGGAAAAAAGAACATGAAGAACACAATTAGTTATGACATCATTTACGCATTAACCGACAACAACATCATTTCAAGTGATAACATCAGTTGGAAAAAAGAAAAGGGGGGAAAAGTTACAATAGAAGATAGTAACAAATATCAAGTACTTTTCGACTTGCAAAACAGCGTAAAAGCAACATCAACTTACAACATCAATGATACAAAAGAAGATGCAGACAGAAAAGACTTACATGAACACAATTATGCAGTACTTATGAAAGATGACAAAAGCATAGTACAGTTACACGGAAAAAAGGGGAAATGCATAATAGAGATACGTAAACACTTGTATGAAGCACTTGAATGTGAGAATGTAAAGTTATTCAGAGAATGTGAAAAGAACATATACAAGAATGTAAAACGTGATTATCAACTTGTTGTATATACTGTAGACGATGCAGTTAAAATCATTAAAGAGTTTTTAGCACGTTTGGAAAAAAAGACAAAAGGGGAAACGACAGAAGCAAACGAAACGACAGAAGCAAACGAAAAAGTCGGATAATGTTAAGGGGGGGGGAACTACCCCCCCCCATTATCGTTCGAACATATGGTCGAAAAAATTTTTCTGATGAGAGATAGGCTCTGCTACGGGTGAGGCAGGGTAACAATAAACCAGTGGCCACGTGATTTTCTACGGGGCCTATTTTTAATAAACCGCGGGCGCTAATAAACCCGTCGGACTTGACAACGTAGGTATTTATGATATATTATGTTTTAGAACGAGGTGACAGATATGGCTAATATAAATGATTCTATAGGCAAATTGATAAAGGCGCTTAACATGAAAGGCTATATGCTGATGTATAATAAGAAGCAGTTCATGGGAGTTGAAGGCCAGCCTCATAATTTGTATGTAATTACTCAGGCGAAATGGGAACCACTAAAGAACAGATACGGGCAAGTCGAAGTGTACAAGAGTACCTCTACTGTCAGGGTGGTTCTCTTTTTGCGGGATTTATGGTTTTTAGAGTGCGGTAAAGAATTACCCACCGATAATCAGATGTGGAATGAGATTAGAGAGAAGGAGAAAGACAAATGGGTGCAACCGGAGCCGGTGGTAGTAGAGTAAGAACCTCAAAGCCAGCATCAGAAAAGACGTTCGGCATAAGAAATGCAAGGCGGCTACAGACAGGTACCAACATACCTAATGCCGGCTTTAAGCCAACTGACGATACTATTACAATAGCCGCTGATACTGATGAAGGCAAGGATATTGTTTTTCAGTTTAAATTGCTGAAAGGCGATAAAATGAAGATAACGGCGTATGACCCTAATGTGCCAAGCAAGGGCAGGGTATCTGTTAATGCCGACAGGCCATCACTTGATGCAGTAATGACCAACCCCAAGGCTACTACAGAAGATAAGCAGAACGCCATGAAGATTAGGGACATGTTCCAAAGGACGGATTCTGGTATCAAGGAATCTTCTTTAGGACGGATAGCAAACGAACTTAAAAAGAAAGCAAGAAAGAAAGGACGTAGAGTATGACAAAAGCAGAGTTAATGGAATTAGTAAATAACTGCAAATCAAATACCAGTGTTTTCTTTACTAATTCAGGTCATAAACTTTCTTTAAAGGAGAATAATTTTATCAATAGTTTCATGGTCAATGGCGATATAGCATTGGCTGCCAAAGATGCTGGCTATAAGTTGAAGAATGAGAAAGACAGTTGGCGTTATATAGGCCAGAAACTTATCAAGCGTGAATATATCTATGAAGAATTGATGTATCGGCTTGAAGAACTTGACAAAGAGAGCATTGCTGATGCCAATGAGATAATGCAGTATTTTACTAATGTAATGAGAGGCGTTGAAAAAGACCAGTTTGGATTAGATGCACCTCTTTCAGAAAGAACTGCGGCTGCCAGAGAATTGGCCAAGAGGCTTATTGATGTACCTCAGAAAGCAAGTGAGAATGACAAAGCCATCAATATTGTATTAGATTGGAAGCGTGATTGATGGTACCTGCAGTAGATATAAAACTAAAAGATTTAATAATACCGATGTTCGATGACACCCTTGAAGATATTTTGAGTCACAGGCACACTCATTATGTGTTTAAGGGTGGTCGTGGAAGTACAAAATCTTCCCTTATATCTATTGCAATACCTCTTCTTCTTATTCAGAACCCTAACATTCATGCCGTAATATTCAGAAAAGTCGGCAATACGATGAAAAATTCAGTATGGGGCCAAGCAGTATGGGGTATAGACCAATTAGGGTTAGAGCAATTTTTTCATATACCTAAATCTATTGCTAACCCCATTATCTATAAACCAACAGGCCAACAGATAATGTTTTTCGGGTTAGATGACCCTAACAAAGTAAAATCTGTAAAATTACCATTCGGATATATAGGCATAACATGGTTTGAGGAGTTAGACCAATACACAGGCGAAGCAGAAATTCGTAAAGTTTTACAGTCTACCATGCGTGGTGGTATAGATTTTTGGGATTTTCGCTCTTTTAACCCGCCAATAAGCAATCTGAATTGGGCAAATCAATATGCCACAGATGCAATGTCACGGGAGAATACACTTGTGACAAGTAATACCTATCTGGATGTACCAGAAGAGTGGTTAGGGCCTGCATTTTTAGATGAAGCACTCGACTTAAAAGAGACCAACCCGAAGGCCTATGAACATGAGTACTTAGGAATACCTGTTGGAACAGGTGGAAATGTGTTTGAGAATGTCGAACCACTGTATATGAACGATGATTTTATACATGGATTCGATAAAATATTTAGTGGTATAGACTGGGGCTGGTACCCAGACCCGTTTGCATTTACCAAATCCTACTTCAATTCATCGAAAAGAGACCTTTACATATTCGCCGAGTTTCGGGTGAATAAAATGAGCAATAAGGATACGTTTGATAAACTCTATCATGAGTTGATAGTGTATCCTGAATGGGAAGATGTTGAGGGTGAGATTCATCCTGCTATGCCATTTATGAAACAAGACGAGATAGTAACGGCAGATAGTGCAGAACCTAAATCTGTTTCTGATTATAAGAGTTACGGTGGTTATGGATGTAGGCCAGCAGAAAAGGGACCTGACAGTATCAATTACTCAATGAAGTGGTTGCAATCATTGAACCATATTTATATAGACCCTAATAGATGCCCTTTGACATTTAAGGAGTTTGTAGAGTACGAATATGATAGGGATAAAGAAGATAATGTAGTTAGCGGTTATCCAGACGAGAACAATCATAGCATCGATAGTGTTAGGTATGCCACAGAGCGTTATTGGAAACGCAAAGGTCAATAATTGCTTTCTTATCATTTTCTGTTTTCCTTCATATATGTGAAATTCAAGCGGCTTTATGCCACCGTTAAAGCCGGTTAATGCTTATGATGTTTGAGAATGCCGAAAAATTTATGTTTGAGGGTGTTGGTGAGTACGGAATACCAAAAGTAGAAGCCGTAGATGAAATGCCCGATATACAGAAATGGATAGAATTTGCCTATTGTAAGAGATTTAGGGCAGACAGATACGATAGGTCAAAAGTAGGTGTTCATTGTTTTGAACCTGATTATAAGTTTGACAGATTATGGCAAAAGCCAGATAAATATGCAGAAATGATAATGCAGTTTGGATGTATGTTAGGCCCTGATTTTTCAATGTTTACAGACTTTCCAAAAGCATTAAGTATTTATAATCATTTTAGAAAACACTGGCTTACCGCATACTATCAAATGGTGTATAATATAACTGTAATACCAACAATAGGATGGATTGATAAAGACAGTTATGATTGGTGTTTTGACGGTGAACCAGAAGGGAGCATAGTAGCAGTATCAAATGTAGGTCTTGGCAATAGAAAAGATGCCAAGCAGATATTCAGAGATGGCTATAATGAAATGCTGATACGACTACAACCTATAAAGGTATTGATGCTCACAAGAAACTTTGAAGATTATCCAGGACCCATTGAGTATATCAGGTGGGAATTACATAAAGGAGACCAGATAAACTAATGGGTAGTAGAGGATTAAGTTCAAAAGGTAGTTCATCAGGTAAAACACCAACAAAGTGGGAACTAAATAACAAAAATGCCGGAGATTATGGCATTACATTAAAAGAACGTAATACTAAAAAAGTAATTTTATTGAAAGAGGAGAAAAGAGAACGATTAAACACAATGCTTTCGGCAATAAACGAAATGAATACAGCGTTAGGTTTGTCTCCCGAATTAGCACCTAAAATAGTGATGGAATATGGTGGATTTAAGGATTGGAACGTTGGTGGCGATACAAACATTGTTGTAACTGACTCTGGTGACGCCGTCGTTAAAATCTATGCGAATGATTTGTTTAATATGGATAATTTTGATACCGGTGCCCACGAATATGTACACGCATTGGAAGCGTGGTGGATAAACGCTAATTATGATACTTTGCTTGATAAAGTTAATGCGTGGGTTGACAGTAAATATTACAACGGTTCTGAAATATCCTATGCAATATGCGAAAATGCCGCTATTAGATTAGGTGAGATAACAAATAATCAGATATTACCAGAGAGTCATTGGAAAAGTTTAGCGGGAACAATACCTGTAAATGGTAATTATGCACAGACAAATCCATCTGAAACAATAGCAGTGGCAGTGCAGGATGTGTTAAGACATCACGCACAAGCATCACCTTACTCAAAGGCTATTTTTGAGGAACTTAAGGCGACTGTTAAAGATACACAACGGCGCTTGAAGAACAAAAAGAGTAATAAGAAACATAAGTAGGAGGGAAAACAGATATGGAATCAGCAAGTGCAAAGGCAAGAAGATTACACGAACAGAGAAAACGTGAGGATCCTGAAGGTTTTAAACGTAGGGGTAAAAAGAAGCCTCAACCCAAAAGTAAGAGTAAATAGGGAGGTATTCCTATGAGTTTTAGTTCCATTTGGAATAGAGTAAAGGAGACAATAGGCAAAATGTTAGGTGCAAAAACAATAGAATCAGTATTAGGAGTTAAGTCTACCATCTCACAAGAAATGGAAGCGGCCATAACATTATGGGCAAAGATGTATGAGAATCACGCACCGTGGTTACATGAGGCAACAAAAGAGAATCCTACAAGGATTACATCTTTAGGTTTACCATCTCTTATAGCAAGTGAAAAAGCAAGGATGGCAACACTTGAAATGGAAGTAGAGATAAATGCACCTATGGAAGAGATAGAAGAACCCAATCCAGATTATGTACCACCAGGTACAGATGAGAATGGTATGCCTACTCTCGGTCAAGGTGCTATTACTATTAAGAAAAGTGTACCCAAGGGCAATACAGAACGTGCTGATTTTATATCGGATGAATTTGAAAAAGTAAAGAAAAATATTCGTAGACAGTTAGAGTATGGTATTGCAATGGGTGGTCTTGCAATTAAACCCTATCCTGTGTTCGATGATGACTTTAAAGCCAACTCAAAATCTGACGATTTAAGCGAAAAATCAAACGTAAACGATAAAACTATCGACTCTAACTCTAAAAACGTCAAAATGAGCAATTCTGACGTAAAATCAAACGATTCAAGTGTAAAAGAAAAGAAAGATTATAAAGCACATTTTGAATTTGAGTATATACAAGCAGATGGATTCTATCCTCTTGCATTTGATGCCGGTGGAAAAATGACAGAGGCAGCCTTCATTCAGAAGAAGGTGGATAAAGATACTACTTATAGCCGTATCGAATATCATAAACTTGAAGGTAAGAAATGTACTATTATAAATCTGGCATATAAATCAAATAAGTTTATGAAAGGACTTCAACCTGGTACAGAAACAGACCTCGGTATCGAGATACCACTTACTGATGTGCCAGAATGGGCAGGGTTACAGAAGAAAACAGTTATTGAAGGTGTAGATAGACTTCTCTTTGCATACTTCAAAATGCCCGAAGCAAACATTGTAGATACATATTCACCACTTGGTGTTTCTGGATATAGTAGAGTTGTAAATCTAATTAAAGATGCCGATACGCAGTATAGCAGACTTCTTTGGGAGTTTGAAGGTGGTGAACTTGCGATTGATGTTGACCGAGATGCTCTTAAACTTGTAATGGATGAAAAAGGTAATGATATTACTGAAAGACCGTTGATGCAAGAAAGACTGTTCAGAAAGGTTGACCTTAATGCAGAAGATACATATAACGTATTTAGTCCTGCATTAAGAGATGATTCACTTCTTAATGGTCTTAATGCTATTCTTGTAAGGATAGAAGATTGTATTGGTATGAGTAGAGGTTCTATATCAAATACACCTCTCAATGAAGCAAAGACGGCAACAGAATTAAAGATATTACGTCAGAGAAGTTATTCCACTAATGCTGATATTCAGATGGCATTAGAAGATACCCTTAAAGATGTAGTATATATAATGGATATTTATGCTTCACTTTATAAGATAACACCTGAAGGTGAGTATGAATGTTCATTTGAGTGGGATGATAGTATATTAGTAGATATTGAAACAGAACTTTCAAAACGGTTAACACTCATGCAGTCTGGACTTGCATCGAAACTTGAAACGAGAATGTGGTACTTCAATGAAACCGAAAATCAGGCAAAGGCAGCATTACAGAAAGTTGATGATGAAGCAAAACAGGCTATTGCAACGAATATGGCGGCACAAGCACAGATGGGTGAAGAAGTGCAGAATCAAGCACCGGGTACTTTTAAAACAGAAAATCTTTCAAATCCTTTAACTGGCGTAAAAGCAACGAATGAACAGAAAGCCAAGAAGTTTGCTAAAGACAACAAGAACGAGGATAAAGAGTGAAATACATAATCATGTGCGGTGGATGGGCTTGCCATCAGAGTAAACCAAAACATTTCTTTGAGTTTGATGGTGAGCCTATCGTACAAAGAACAGTACGATTATTAAAAGAGTGTGGAGTTGATGATATTGCAATTACTACTTCGCCTGATAGGGTTGATACTTATAAAGTTTTCGGCGTAGAAGTTATACCATATGAAGCATGTCATTATCCATTTGTATGGGTAGAAGCATTTTATCTTACACATGAACCAGTATGTTATATATTTGGCGATGTTGTTTATTCACCCGAAGCAATAAAGACCATTGTTGAAACAGATACGAACGATATAGAATTTTTTGCAAGTGCTCCACCTTTTGCCCCAAATTATCCTAAAAGATGGGCAGAACCTTTTGCATTTAAAGTACAGGATTATAATAGATTCAGATATTGCGTGAACACAGTAAAAGAGATGGACAATCAGCATAGATGGTATAGACGTCCACCTATTTCATGGGAATTGTGGCAAGTTGTAAAGAACACACCAGCAAATAAAATTATTTATGATAATTATACTGTAATAAATGACTATACTTGTGATGTGGATTATGAAAGTGAATTACAACAATGGAAAACTATCTGATACACACATGTTCAAAAAGAAAATGGTATGTAGAAAAGTACTTGATACCCTCAATGATAGAACAAGGGTGTAAAAATATCATCGTATATAGTGATGATACCAATGATGGTAATTTGCGGTCATTTTTGAAAAGTTATAATTCTGTAAAGGGCAAAGATGCATGGCATTTACAAGATGATATTATCATCAGTAGTAACTTTAGAGAAATGACCGAAAAGTATAATCGTGGTATAGTATGTGGATTCTGTAATAGTTTTTCAAAAGGACAACCCGGTAGAACAAATGTATGGAATATGTGGTACTCAATGCCATGTATAAGAATACCAGCAGGTGTGTTTACCGCATTTATAGATTGGATGAATGAAAGAGATACACAGGTAAGATATAGACATTATTTTGAAGATAATAAACATGATGATGTTTTCTTCCAATCATTTTTACAAGAACGACAAGCAAGGGCACAAGTACTTAATCTTGCACCTAACATCGTGAATCATATTGACCATCTGTTAGGTGGTTCTCTTGTGAATAAAGACAGGCGTCAAGAAACATCATACATAATGTCAAAGTATTGGGATGAACCTGAATTATTGGATGATATAGAGCAGAAATTAAAAGAAAGGAGGGCAGTATAATGAAACTTATTGATTTACTTACGGCTATGGGTGAAGATGATTTAAATCCTAAAGTAGATGTAACTATTTTAGATAATGCAGATAAGCCACTCATAACCTATCTTTCTGGTGGATATGCTTCGGTAGAATCTGATTTAGGACCGAAACATGTTAAGCGGATAAAGATAAACTCCGCTACGCAGGTTACTGTTGCTATCAGCGACCAGGACGAACCATAAAATGCCAAATTAGTGTTGACTTTTGGTATTTATGTTGTATAATTATTTATGAAAGGTTGCACCCAACAACATTTAAAGATGGGTACATTCAGTGTGGCCAGTGCCCACACATTTAATAAAAAACTGATATAAAAGAATGTGGAGGAAAGTACAATGACAATTAAAGAGATTTTTGAAAAGGCAGAGAATGGAACTCTTACCTATGCCGAGTTTGAAGAACTGGCAAAAGATGCAAAGTTTGCCGATTTAGCAACCGGTGACTATGTATCAAAAAAGAAGTATGAGGACGAAGTAGCAAGTAAAGAATCACAAGTTTCGGCACTTAATACTACAATCGCAAACCGCGATAAAGACCTCAAGGCTCTTAAAGAGCAGTTAGAAAATGCGGCACAGGCAGATGGAGCAGACAAAGAAGCACTCGAAAAACTTACTGCGGATATGGCATCATTACAGAGTAAATATAACGATGATATGAAAGCCTACAAGAAGCAGTTAGAGGAACAGTCGTATGAATTTGCAGTAAAAGAATATGCAAATGGTATAGAATTTTCAAGTGCGGCAGCCAAGAGAGATTTTATAGGTCAGTTAAGAAATGCAGGCCTGAAAATGGATGGTGATATGATACTTGGTGCTGATGATTTCAGAACAAAATATCAAGAAGCCAATTCAGATGCATTCCCTATAAAGTCAGAGCCTACACCTGAACCTGATAAGCAGGTGCCTAAGTTTGTTGAACCTACTGGTGCACCTGAAGGTGGAAAGAAATTCTCTTTATCAGAACTGATGCGGATGAAGAATGAAAATCCAGATTTAAACATTTAACGAGGAGGAATGAAAAATGGGCAAGTACTTTGATGCCAAACTTTTTAACGGTGAAGTATTCCAGAAATATGTAGACCGTATCCCTAATTTACATCTTAATGAACTTGTTAAGTCAGGAGCAATCGTAACGAGACCTGAACTTGCAAGTGTAATGTCAGACCAGGTTGGTGGTAACTATCTTACGACTCCTTTAAAGGGACTCATCGGTGGTGACCCTCTTAACTACGATGGTGTTACAAACATTACCGCTGATAGCACACAGACATATTCACATAGCCGTGTAGTTGTTGGTCGTGCAAAAGCATGGACAGAGAAAGACTTCTCATACGATATTACCGGTGGTGTTGATTTCATGGAGAACGTAGCACAGCAGGTTAGCGAATACTGGACAGAGCAGGACCAGAATATGCTCATCTCAATTCTTACAGGTGTGTTTGCAATGGCAGATACGGCTGGTGCAGAATTTGTTGAGGAACATACACATGATGTTTCAGCAGTAACAAATACTGAAGGCGTTCTTGGATATATGGATGCTACAACACTTAATACGGCAGTTCAGAAGGCTGCTGGTGACCACAAGGGTCAGTTCTCAATGGCACTTATGCACTCAAAGGTTGCTACAGACCTTGAGAATCAGAACCTGCTTACATACATCAAGTATAACGATGCAAATGGTATGCAGAGAGATACCAACATTGCTACTCTTAATGGTAGACTTGTTATCGTTGACGATGATATGCCTGTTATCACTTCTGGTACGGGTACAAGTGCTACCAAGAAGTACGTTACATACGTATTCGGACGTGGTGCTATCGAGTACACGAACTGTGGTGCAAAAGTACCTTACGAAATGGATCGTAACCCGTATAAGAACGGTGGTGAAGATACACTCATTTCTCGTCAGAGAAAGTGCTGGGCACCTTATGGTATATCCTTCACGATGGATAGCATGTCAACACTTTCACCTACAAACGCAGAACTTGAAATTGGTTCGAACTGGGAGATTGTTAATACAGGTGGCGTAACAAAGGCATATCTGCCTCATAGAGCAATACCTATCTCAAGGATAATCTCGCTCGGCTAATATAAATCATTGAAAAGGAGGTCTATCTAATGTATTTAACCTACGCTGAATATTTAGCATATGGAGGGCAATTAGATGAGACCTCCTTTCAAGATTTAGAGTTTGATGCTGAATCCACTATAAACTGGTATACATTCAATAGATTGCAAAAACCTGAATGGGCAGATGCACTTGATACAGAACAGTTAAAGAGATGCGTCTACCAACTTATCAGGTTAAAGCAGTTAGAAAACGAGTTATTGCTCGGTGGAATAGCAGGTGGTGGAGTAGGGTGGACAAAAGAACCCGGTATAGTGAAAGAGAGTAATGACGGTGTTACTACAGAATATAATGTCCTAAGTTCTGGAGATTTACTTGCATATGCAAGTGGTACAAAACCAAAGAAAGAACTCATAGACAGATATTTAAGTAGCATCGTTAATGATTTAGGTAGACGTTTACTTTATCGGGGATTATATCCAGGAGAATAATATGTACGGTTATATATTTGAAACAACAAATACAAAGACAGGCCAGACTTATTTAGGTAAGAGATATGCAGTAAGTTTTGATAAGAATTATCTCGGTGAAGATTGCGATAATGCTCTTGCACTTGCGATTGAAAAATATGGTAGACCTTCTTTCAGCGTAAAGATGATTATGCCATTTGAAAGTCAGGCTGCCCTTGATTCTGTATTTGCAGAAAAGAAAGGTGCAGAGAAGATAGCACTTGCAAAGAAAATAGAGTCCAAGGTAAAAGCAGAGCCTAAGAAAGAGGAGCCTGTTGAAGAAGTAGAGGTTGAAGAACCTAAACCGGCTAAAAGAGGTCGTAAAAAGAAAACAACCGAGGAAGAGTGATGAACCATTATCCAAGTTGGTGGAATGAAACTATTACAGTCTATAACAAGTATACGGATCCTGTATCTAACTTGATAACATGGCACAGACACGTTGTAGTCGGTGCTTTTTGGAAAAATATCGGTAATAAAGTAACGATAGATACCACTGTAATAGAAACAGATACCATCATTTGCAGAATGAGAATTGATGAACTCTTTTTACCCAAACATGAGTGGATAGCATTGCCAAATGATGAGATGGATGACTATTTCACATTAGGTAAAGGTGATATACTTATCAGAGATAGGGTAGAAGATGAAGTTGATGAGTATTCAGCAGGGCATAAAGCCACTGACTTGGTGAATAAGTACAAAGACCTACAAGGTTGCATGACGATTGATAAAGTCACAATCAATATAGGTGGGGGCAGAGGTAACGAGCATTATCTTGTAAAGGGTAAATGATATGGAAATACATATTAACGTACCATATCGAGATATACAACAACAACTTGTAGAAGCAGGTGAAAATGTTGTAAAACGAATTTATCAGGCAAGAAAAGATGCATGTTTAATGGCTGCCGGTGATGTACTTCAAGAAAACGGTTATCTGCCGAATGGTACCACATACGAAGCATGGAATGATAAATTATACTTTAGTGTAGATAAGGGTACTAATGCAGACTTGGCACATTACTTCCATGAAGGTATGATATACGGGCCAAATATTCCAATATTTGAGAAGGACGCAGAAGGTAACAGAACAGGTAAAATACTGCGTTTCTTTAGTCCAAAAGGTAAACCTAAAACTGCAATATATCCTATGAGAACTCAAGGCGTAGGTAAACCAGCAGGTGTAGCACATTGGACAAAAGCAGTTGAAAAAGGCGGTCCGTTGTATGAAGAATTAGAGCAACGTATAACAGAGATATTGGAGAGAAGATAAATGCCTGCAGTAGACTTAAATAAAAGTATTCTTGACTATATATATGAATGTCCTGTGGTAGAAGCAAATCCTATGTATTTTTGCGTTGCCGAAGAAAGAAACAACAGTAACCAGTTAGTCGTGGGCAGAGAACAACCACGTGATGTTATAGAGTATGTAGACGGTTCTGTAGAAAGAACATATAGAGCAGACATACTCATGTATAAGTCAGTAGCCTATAATCCAATCGTTACCGAAGAAGATAGTGACGGTAACAGAGTACCATCAGATTTATATCCGAATGAAAATATAGAAGATATAATAGATGGTCAGACACTTATAGATTGGATTAAGGAACAAAATGAAAATCGACACTTTCCAAATTTCGGAGAAGGGTGTATAATAGATAGTGTAAAAACAACATCAGACAGACCAATTCTGAATGGAGTTAATACAGATTTAGAAGCACCCTTGGCACAGTATAGTGTCGGTTTAGAGATTAAATATCTCGACATTTCAAAACAAATATGGAACTAATATTAAGAGAGGAGAATAAAAATGGCAGTAAGTCAGTTTAATCTTGCAGAACATCAGAGAGCCGAACGTAAGTTACTTCTTACAGTGGCAGAGTGGACAGAAGGCACAGAAGTACAGAGAGAACTTCTTGGTAGAAGAACAGAGGATTCAAGTGTAGAATATAACGCAGACCAGAGTACAACAACAGATATTCTTGGTATCAACTACACAGACGTAAACAAGACCCAGCCTCAGCAGGACTTCGACCCGTATCTGATTCTTGGTGGTTCAAAACTTGGTGCAAAACTTAACGATATCCGTAGAAGGAATGCACTTTCTGAACTTTCACAGTTTACACTTTATCTCATTACCGCTTATATCGGTAACTCAACTGATGGATATCAGGCAGAGAAGCATGTGAACTGCACGATTCAGTACAATTCACTCGGTGGTGATGCAAATGTAAATATGCCCATTTCATGTTTCTTTAGTAACGATATTACGAATGGAACAGTTAATAAGTTGAGCATAGACTTTGCATTTACACCTGATGCTACAATTTAATATTTGAAGGAGAAAACAGAATGATAGAGAAAGAAAAGGATAAGAATGTCATAAATCTTGACTTATCAGAAACCGCAAGAACCAAAATCTGGGTAAATGGAGATTGTACGAAAGTACTTGAACTCAATCTTACAGATATGGGTGTAATGTCAAGGCTTCAAGAAGCGTATCCTAAACTTGATGAGTTAGTAAATGAAGTAAAGGCTATCAATTCAGACGATGCATCAGATGAGGAGATAGTTGCTACATTCAAGAAAATAGATACGCAGATGAAAAATATTGTTGATAGAATCTTTGACTTTCCTGTTTCGGATATTTGTTGTGACGGTGGTTCAATGTATGACCCGATTGGTGGTCAGTTAAGGTTTGAATATATCATTGACAAATTATCCAATTTGTATCAGACAAGCCTGAACGAAGAATTTAAACGTATGCAGGCTAAAGTAAAAACTCATACTGCTAAATATACAAAGTCCAGCACAAAGAAGCGTAAAAGTTAGTTATGTACGATTTACCGACTTCAATCACAATAGGAGATAAGGACTACGCCATAACTAATAAGGGCGATTTCAGAATGGTGTTAGATTGCTTTTCAGCGTTGGGTGATATAGAGTTGGGCGAGGACTATCGTGTTCTCGCCTCTCTTATTATATTCTATGAGGATTTTGATGAGATAGAAGATATACCATATGACGAAGAATTATTATCGGCATTGACAAAAGAGATGTTTATGTTCTTTAATTGTGGTAGTGAAGATGTTGCTGATAAAGTAAGTCCCAAACTCATAGATTGGGATAAAGATGCCCAGATGATAATGTCAGCAGTAAATAAAGTTGCTGGCAGAGAAGTAAGAGCAGATGATTTTGTACATTGGTGGACTTTTGTAGGATATTACATGGCAATAGGTGAAAGTGTACTATCGACTGTAGTATCAATAAGAAATAAGATTTTAAAGGGTGAAAAGTTAGAGAAGTGGGAACAGAAGTACAGACAAGAAAATCCTAATTACTTTAACTGGAACTCAAAATCTATCGAAGACCAAGAACTTGATGCTTTAATGTATGAGTTATGGGATAATGGAGATAAGTAAATGACAGATGCAGTTGCGATACAACTTGACCTTGATATAAATTTACAGACTGTAAGACAAAGAGGACAGGAGATAGGGAATATCTTGGAGCGTTCTCTTAATAGGAATACACGTTTACAGGCTCTTAATCGTTTAGAAAGACAGATAGAGCAGGTTAGAGAAAGAGTACGTGGTATTCAGACTGACTTACATGAAGCCATGACAACTGAAGTTGAAACACCAGAATTTGCTAATATTACAAGAGAATTAGAGCAACAGAGGAATGTATTAGAGCAAATTATAAGAGAGTACGCAGAAATAGCCCATATAACAGAAGAAGAATCACGTAATAGAGTAAATAGTGGTATGTTTAATATATTTACTCAACGTGGTATGATACCGATAAGTCAGATACAACAAATGGTTTCTGCTTATGAAAGATTACGGAATCAGCAAGAGGCATTAGTTGAATCTGGCAGAAGTACATTTATAGATACGGAAGCAATAGAGAGATTTCGTAACGAGTTAGATTTAACCACTGACCAGATGCATGAGTTGTTATTGAGATACCAAGAGTTATCGATGCAGAGTGGCAATGAAATAACAAATAGCCTTCAACCAATAATAAACTTTAATCAAGAGATAGGTCAGACTGTAGGAGCATTGCAACAAGCATTTGGTCCTTATATTCAGATGGCAGTTACTGCTATACGAACACTTATTGAGGTCACAGAAAAAGAGATAGAACTTTTACAAAGATTTGGTCAAGTTGCAATAGCGGCATTTAAACCTCTTGTGTCTATGGCACAACTTGCTGGCAAGGCAATAGGTAAGATGTTTGATAGCATCAAAAAGCATAACGAAACTACCATGAAAAACTTATGGCGTAATATACTTCGTTATGGTATTGGAGTACGTTCAATGTATTTCCTTGTCAGAAAGATACGTTCCGCTATTGGTGATGTTATAAATGAATTATCAAGACAAATACCAGAAGTCAATGCTAAAATGTCAGAATTTAAGACCGCAGTAAACGGTCTTAAAGGAGCTTTGGCAACTGCATTTCAGCCTATACTTACTGCGGTTCTTCCCATACTCACAAAACTTATAAATATGGTTTCAAGAGCAATAGCAGTTATAGGACAATTCTTCGCACTTCTTACAGGACAGAAATTTGTTTATGCCGCTACTGCTACACAGGTTGATTATGCGGCAAGTCTGGATAAAACAGGTAAGAGTGCAAAGAAAGCCAAAAAAGAACTTGAAGGCTATCTTTCACCTATAGACGAGATAAATAAATTCCAAGATAAAAATAAAGATAATGATTCAGGCGGTGGTGCTGACGGTGGTGATTACACACTTAAAAAAGTGCCTATTGATGACTGGATGAAAGACTTGTTTGATAAGATTAAACAGGCTTGGGAACATGCTGATTTTACTGATATAGGTAAAATGATAGGTGATAAACTTGCAAAGATGTTAGCAATGATACCTTGGGCAGACATAAGGGCAAAAGCAAGACAGTTAGGACGTTCACTTGCTACATTGCTTAACGGTATAATGCATGGTGAATTTAATGGTAAATCACTTGCGACATATGTGGGGCAGACAATCGCAGGTGCGTTAAATACTGCGTTTGATTTTGTAGATTCATGGGTAAGTGCATTTGAATGGGATACTCTTGGCAAGTCAATAATGGAAGTTATTGCGGGTGCTCTTGATAATATAGATTGGAATTTAATAACTGGTACATTATCAAGAATTGGTACTGGTCTTGGTCAACTGTTTGAAGAAATGTTCAATGACCTTGCTACATGGCAAAAGATGGGCGATGCAGTAGGTAGATTTGTCAATTCAATAATCTATATGATATCCAATTTCTTTAACGAGATTGAAGGCGTAGAAGTTGGTGCGGCTATATCAAGATTCTTAAAAGGTGCAATAGAGAGAATAGATACTAAAGGTTTTGCAACGATGTGTAATATGATAATGAATGACCTTCTTGATGCCCTCATCGTTGCAGTAAAAACTACACCTTGGGACACTCTTGGTGAAAAACTTGCAGGTTTAATAAATGGTATAGACTTTAAAACAATATTTGGTAAATACGCAAAGTTGGCAAGCAGTATTATAGATGCAATACTGGATTTACTTGAAAACTTTTTGGTAAATCTTGACCCTAAAAAAGTAGCAGATATTGGTGACGATATAGCAGATGCAATAAACAATATAGATTTTCAGGCTGAAAGACTTGGTAAGGTTGCAAATGCATTATTGAGTATATTGTTTAAGGTCATCAGAGAAGCAGTTAGTAAAGTTGATTGGAATAAAGTTGGTCAAGACATAGAAGATTTCTTAAATGAGATAGACTGGGCTTCAATACTTGGTGATGCAAGTGCAATTAAAACACAAATAGAGGGTGCAGTAATAAGTATGGTCGGCTCTATCTTTGAAGGTATTGCAAGTACAGTATTAGGCGATGCTCAAAGTATAGGTGGTATGATTGTACGAGGTTTAATATCAGGTATAATGTCAATGACACCTGTAGGAAGTGTAATTAAGATATTTATGGATATTGTGATGGCAGTAAAGAGTTTTCTTGGTATACATAGTCCGTCAACTGTATTCAGAGATATTGGTATAAATATTGTCGAAGGATTTTTCCAAGGCATTAGAGGAATAGTAGATAAAGCCAAAGAAGTTTGGGAAAAACTTAAAGCAAAGACTATTGAGATATATGAGGCAATAAGAGCAAAAGTAATTGAAAAGGCAACTCAACTTAAAACTAATGTAGTTGAAATTTATGAAAACATCAAGACAAAACTTACAGATACCGTCACAAATATCAAAACAAAGGTTGTTGAAACATGGGAAAGTATGAAATCATCTGTTGTAAAGATATTTGAGGATATGTGGGGCAGTATAAAAGGTGTTATCAATTCAATACTTGGTGGTGTTGAGAGAATGGTAAACGGAATAATAGATGGTTTCAATAAAGCCATAAACGCTATGAATAACTTACAATTTGATGTACCTGGCTGGGTACCTATTGTTGGTGGTAATCATCTTGGTTTCAATATACCTACAATGAGCAATATATCAATACCTCGACTTGCTCAAGGTGCAGTAATACCACCGAATAAAGAGTTTATGGCTATGCTTGGTGACCAGAAGAGTGGTACAAATATTGAAACACCTCTATCAACAATGGTAGAAGCATTTAATCAAGCACTTGCACAGAACGGTGGTAATGGAAAGACAGAGATAAACTTCTTACTGCCTGACAGACGTAAAGTAGCACAGTACGTTGTTGAAGGTGGTAGAATATGGCAGACAAGTACTGGCAAGAATCCATTTGATTTAGCATAAGGAGAAAGTAATGGCTAATTTTACAATACGTGATGATACAGGTAAATATGGAAATGTAGGTGATTATATAGAGATAAAAGCACCTATATCATATAAACCTATTCTCGCCACAACTTCTACAGAAGATTCTGACAGAACACAAGATTTGATAATGCATAATACTCCAATGGGAACTATACTTGGCTATGATATGGTTTGGGGAGATATGGGTACAGAAGATGTACGCATGATACTTGATTTAATGGTAAATAAAGCATCTTTTAATATGCATCATTTTGATATATTTGATGGATGGTGCTATAAAGATTTTTATGCTTCAAATTTTAACGTAGAGGGTGTAAGATTAAGACAGTACAGACATGAAGGAATACTGCACAATGAAGAAAGTTGGAAAGGTCTTACAATAAATATCAGACCAATAAATCCCCACAATGGAGTAAGAGCATGAGACCAATTGATGAAGAAACCAGATTAACTATGAACTCAAGGCGTAATTTTGTTAATTACGCCACTATGACTCTATCAGATGGCACAGTATTAAATCTTACGCCGTCTGATTTTCGTATATCGGGAAATAACTTCACAGATGATTTAATCGATGGAGAAGCATTTCAGATAGGTACTGCTATAGGTAAAACCGCTACAATGCTTCTCGATAATACAGATGGCAGAATAGAAACTATTGGCTCATCAGAAGTTGTTTATCCTCATGGTAAATTTTCAGAGTATGATTTTTATATGGCATACTTTATATTATATGAATGTTTACCTGATGCGTATCATTATGGTGGTGAATTAAGAGACCAGATGATACCCATAGGAACATTTACAGTTACTACACCTACATCTCATGGCACTACTATTGAGATAGTCGGTGTGGATAATATGTATTTATTCGATAGAGATTTTGATAGATGTGATTTAGACTTCTCTACTAACCCATCACTTAAAACCGTACTTAATAAATGTTGTACAGATTGTGGCGTAGCAATAGGATATGGAGATTTTGATAATCAGAATCTTACTGTAAGCAAAAAGCCTGAAGGCATGACATATAGACAGATAGTATCATTCATAGCACAGATAGCGGGATGTAACGCAAAGATAAATGTTACTGGTGCTCTTACTCTTATGTCTTATGATATGTCCGCACTTCTTGGACTTGACGGTGGTTCGTTTAATACTGATACAACACCTTATTCAGATGGTGATACCGCTGACGGCGGTACGTTTAATCCTTGGAATACAGGTGATAATTTTGATGGTGGAAACTTTACTACACCGCTTGGTTATCATAACTTAACATCAATAAGTGGTACATCAATAGGAACAGATGATATAAGAATAACAGGTGTATCTGTTTCAACAGAGGATGTATCAGTACATTATCCTAATATTGCAGATTGGGATTATTATGCATTAGAAGTAAAAGATAATCCATTTGTTGAAGACCATGAATCTACAATAGCAGAATCTTTATTTAATAAATTAGCAGGTCTTTTATTCAGACCATTTACAACTTCTTCGATTCAGGATCCTACTATCGAAGCAGGTGACCCTTGTATTGTTTATGATGTTAAGGGCAATCAGTATTATTCATTTATAACCAACGTTGTATTCAAAACAGGTGGTATGACAGATTTAAGTTGTAAAGCAGAGCCACCGGCAAGACAAGGTGCAAGATATTCAACACCTGCATCTGTTACCAGAGTAGCAAATGAGATGACCTCATATCAGACACAACAGGCTCACTTCAATGAGATAGCAGAAGCGGCATTAGGATATTTTAAAACACAGATAGCAGATACAGATACAGGTGCTACAATAACATATCTTCATGACCAGGCAACATTAGAGTCAAGTCAGAATGTAGTAAAGATAGCAAATGGTATCGTTGCAATATCTGATAACTATAATACGACAAGAACATGGAACAGTGGGTTAGATATTAGCACTGGTACGCTTCTTCTTAATCTTGTTTATGTACACGGTCTTACATCAGATTGGATAAATACTGGTATATTAAATGTTGGTGGTCTGAATAATATAGATGGTGTAATTCATGTAACAAACAGAGCAAATTGGGATGGTAATTCAGCAACAATGGGCTCATCTGATACAAGAGTAGGTTTTCCTGTTGGGCCAAGTCAGATTACAAGAAGTGGTACCTATAAGATATTTTATGCTCTTTCAAGTTTTGAATCTGGTAAACCTCATGTTATGCAATGTCAGATACAGAAAAGAGACCAGTGGTCAGGTTCAGCATATACATGGAAAGTAATTCAGGATTATTATCCTTTACCTGCAACTTCTGGAGAATTGCCTATAACATTTGATGTTGATACAACAAATGGGGATATGTACTATTGGGTATATTTTAATAGAGTTGCCACTACAAATGCTGCCTTTACTGCTAAATTACAATATAACAAAATCAATACGATAATAGATAAAAGCGGAATAGAAACGAGTGCTTTACATGTTACTGGTGGTAGCATATCTATAGGAACTAATTCAGACAATCAGACCGTATTTAACGTAAGCAGTTCAGGTGCATGTACCGCAAGAAGTTTGGCAATAAGAGGCGGTAGTATATCAATAGGTACAAATTCAGACAATCAAACTGTATTTTCTGTAACAAGTGCAGGTAAATGTACTACAAGAGATTTAGAAGTAACTGCAGGCACTATAAAACTTAACGGTAAAACATCGTTAAATCATAATCACGCGGGTGTGTATATAGGTTCAGATGGTATTGGTCTTGGTACTACATCAAATAGTAAAAGTAAATTCTATGTGGACAGTTCAGGTTCATTTCATGCTATTGATGGTGATATAGCAGGTTATACCATTGATATGAATGATGGCTTTAAATATAGTTCAGATAGTAATTTCTGTCAGTATTCAAGGTATATGTTACATATTGGAGGATTGTGGGGAAGTACATCTTCTGGTTATTGGACATTTTTCGGTGTTGCTAACAAAGGTGAATTTGCACATCTTGATTATGGTAGAAGTAATGTTGGTGGTCTATGGATAACAAAAAATGGTCAGAATGATATATGGGACTTTTCCGGTAACACTATGAAAGTAACTGCTGATAATATAGATAGTAGCGTTAATGGTCAGCCTCTATGGACAGGTTCAGATAGAAAACTTAAACAAAATATAGAGGATTTAACTATCGAAGAGGCAGAAGATTTAATATATAATGCACAGCCAAGAAAATTTGAGTTTAAACATAATCCGGATAAAAAGAGATATGGTTTTGTAGCACAAGAATTAAAAGAGATATTACCTGAAAATTCGGGCATAGAATATGTAGATGAAGATATGGATATATGTTGTGTGCAATATATAGATTTTATAGCACCACTTTGTGCAATAGTAAAAGCACAGCAGAAAGAAATAGATGACCTAAAATCAAGACTTAAGGCATTAGAAAACATTGTAAATAACCAGTAATAATGTTACAATGAAATGAGAGGTAGAATAGTATGGCAATACAAATGAGAAGAGGTAGTGCAGTAGATTTTAACCCGAGTAAAATGGTACCGGGTGAATGGGCAATATCTCAAGATAATGAAAAAATATATCTATGTTTTACACCAGGTAGAGTTATAGAAGTAGGTTCTGTCGCATCTATTCTGCCCTATATTTCAGAAGCAGAAGCATGGGCAAGAGGAACAAAAGATGGTATACCAGTACAAGTATCAGACCCTACTTATCATAATAATTCAAAGTATTATGCAGAACTTGCCGCTGATTCTGCAACTAATGCGGCTACAAGTGAAACTAATGCGGCTACAAGTGAAACAAATTCAGAAGCATGGGCAGTAGGAACTACAGACCCATCAAGTCCGGCATATAATAATAGTGCAAAAGATTGGGCAGCAGTAGCACAAGCAATAGCAGGTATAGGAATAGCAACCACAACAACTGCAGGTATTGTAAAACCAGACGGAGATACAATAACAGTAGATTCAGATGGTACAATTCACGCTGACAATATAAGCATTGTAGGTAAGAAAGTAGTTGTAAGTTAATGCAATTTTTGTTATATTTAATAAGTAAGGAGGGTATGTGAAGTGATAAGGGTAACTGAATGGATAAACTCTGATGCTAAACCTACTACATATAAAATTTCAGCATTTGCAGATACCAAATCAGAAGTACAGACTGCAAATCTTTCAGACTATATAGGACTTCCTGAAGATGCTACAGAGATAGAAATGGAAAGTGATGTAATGACTGCAAGTGGTGATTTTGCATTTATGAAATCTAATGGTCAATGGAACTGGTTATAAGGAGGGCATAAACAAATGGCATTAACACCTAAAAAAGTATATGCAATCCTAAAGAAATATACAGATGATAGTATAGCAGGTGGTGGCATATCTGCTGGTAAGAACTGCATCATCAATAGTATAACACCTATTACAGGTGGCAATAGAGTAGAATTTCAATGGACACTCGATAATGGTACAGTAAAGACAGACACGATGGATGTCATGGATGGTGCAGACGGGGCTGATGGTGCACCCGGTCGAGATGGTGCAGATGGATTAACTCCCACAATATCAATAGATGCGATAACAGGTGGTCATAGAGTAACAGTCACTATAGGTACAAGTAGTGACTATTTTGACGTTATGGATGGTGTTGATGGGCAAGATGGTAAAGACGGAAAAGATGGTACAGATGGAGCACCTGGTGTTGGTGTACCTGAAGGTGGCACAACAGGACAAGTACTGAAAAAGAAGTCAGCGACCAACTTCGACACAGAATGGGCAGATGAATCTGGTGGTGGTTCAGAACATGGTATACCTGATGGTGGAACATCTGGTCAGATACTTGCAAAGAACTCTAATACTGATTATGATGTACATTGGATAGACCCAGCGGCATCATCACAGATACAGTCAGATTGGGGCCAGAATGATAATAGTAAAGTAGACTATATCAAAAATAAACCCGATAATCTCGTTCAAGATGCCAACTATGTCCATACAGATAATAACTATACAGATACAGATGCGGCTATCGTTGCAAACGTAACAACTGATTTAGCGGGTAAAGTTGATAAAAATGGTACTGACAGTCTTATGACTGCCGCTGAACATACAAAACTTTCTGGCATAGAAACAAATGCACAAGTAAACGTACTTGAAGGCGTACAAGTAAATGGCGTAGATTTAACGATAGATGCCAATAAGAAAGTCAATGTAGTTATATCAGGCAAAGCAGATAAAGTAGCAGGTGCTACTAACGGTAATTTTGCAGTACTTGATTCAAATGGTAATCTTGCGGATAGTACTGTAAGTCCGAGTAGTTATTATCTTAAATCTAATACATATAATAAGACAGAGGTCAATGATTTAATCGCCGCTGTTACTACACTTGATATACAAGTTGTGCCGGCTTTACCTACTACAAATATTTCTTTAACTACTATCTATCTTGTACCGAAGACTGTCGGTACAAGTACGACAAACATATACGATGAGTATATCTGCCTTGATAAGACAACAACTCCTGCTACATGGGAATTGATTGGCGATACAGAGATAGACCTAACGGACTATGTAAAGAAACAAGCACAGGCTGGTCTGTTAAAGAATGACGGTAGTGTAGATACAACAACATATCTTACTGCGGCAGATATTTCAGGTAAACAGAATACGATAACAATATCAGGCAAGAAAGTATTAGTATAGGAGGTATATAATGTCAAACGTAAACTGTATTAACAAAAATAGTACAGATTATATGTATGAAGATACCGCTGGCAGAACTCTAATCGGTGTAGAACAGGCAAATTTAACTGCGGTGCAGGCATATAATGAAAATGACTTGTTCTGGTACGATGATAAACTCTATAGAGTAACAAGTGCTATAGCAAGTGGTGGTACGATAGTGATAACAGGTGGTAGTGAAAATGCAGTACTTACCACTGTTTCAGATGAACTTAAAAGACGCCAGCAATCTTTTACTGTAGGTGTTGGTCTGCAATTAACATCGGGTACATTATCAAACAAACTCGGTGATATTCAGTTAGATGGTACTCCTTCTCCCGGTCAGTTTGTAAGGTTGAGTAGTGATAGCAAGTGGGAAAACTCTGATGCGGAAATAGATGATTTATCAAATGTACAGTTTAATACCTCACTTTCTGATGGCCAGATGTTAGCGTATGATTTATCAGACCCGTCAAATCCTAAATGGACAAATGCAGATGTTCCTATGAACGGGCATGAGATGATACCCATTTTAGATGAACATAATAATGAGATAGATATACCTACAATGAAACTTCTCGATGACGGTGATGATAATTATGTCATCAATGCCTATACTGCAAAGAGATGGTCTAACTGCGATGTAATAACACTTCTTACAACTGCTACAAGAGGTACTGATACGATAGGTACTTGGGTTAGTAACTGGCAGGCTGAAGGTGCTTCAAGAGAAGGTTGGTTATGGAGTAGTGAACTTCATAACGTGCTTAAAAAGTCTGTAACTGTTGGTACAAGTACAACGGAAGTTATAGTAACAGATGTGGAGATAACACCGGTATTTGATGTTTCTACAAGTGAGGTTGTTTCTCTTTACGCCTACAGAATTGACGATGACGTAACATTGAATGGTACACCTGGTGGTGCAGTAGCATTTAAATTCAATCATGCGATATATAGTGCAGATGGCGTAAAAGTAGGACTTAATCTCAAACGTCAGAGAATCAATGTATTAGAACTTACACCAATACCTTCATAAGAAAGGAGAAACCATGATTATAGAAATAGATGGGCAGAAATATCAATGTGATGCCGTAACAAGCAAAACACAGGCTGGTAATCCATTGATGAGAATCACATCATTGTATGCACCAGTGGCAGAAAATGGATTTATTCTCTATAGTGAAGATGAGTCTATGTCATTTGATAGAAGTAAATATAAATATCTCTATAGAGAAGATGGTATTGTCAAAGAATATTCTACAGTAGAGGAAACTCCTGTGCCTGTTATTGATTATGCTACTGGTGATATTCCAGAGAGTCCTTTTACTTCTCTTTCTCGCCGCATTACCGCAGTTGATAACAGAGTAACGGATATTACACCGTTTGAAGCAACGAAGACCGCATATTTCGGTGAGATAGAAAAAGTATTTTACGGGGTGCCAGAAGGCAATATAACAGTATTCTTTGATAATTATACAGGCGAATATGAAGTAGACCGTATATCAGATAGAGTCACAGTAACATTTCCTACAAGACTTACAGATATGACAACAGTAACTTTAATGGTTCAGAAATAAGGAGGATAAAATTATGTATGCAGTAATTCAGTTTATGAACGGCGGTTATTCAGTAATTGCAGAAGGTAGTGATCCAATGAGTATGGAATATAATTTCTATAACCATGTGGCAATAATCATCAATGACAGTGGTGCGGCTAAAGGTTGTGTAAAACTTGTAGACGAAAACCTTGATGTTTATGATGGTTGTATTAAACTGATTGATAAACCGGCAAAGGAGTCATAATATGGCAAAGACAGAGATAACGTTAGGTGAAGCAAGTGGATTACCTCCCATTGATTTTACTGATTTTGCATCGAGTAACGCAGACACAACTTTCGTAAATGTTCCCGCACACGAATCGAGGTCGATAACCGTAACTAAAAAACCAAGATATGTGTTTTGGGCTATGTGTGCTGAAGGTTCAGCAAACTATCTTTATGCTCGTTATATTGATGTGGTAAACGAGAAAACTCTTTACATAAACAAAACATCGTCAGCCACAAGTTTTACAATTGACGTATCGTCGGGAATAGACGGTCATACTACAATAACTGATAATGAAATTTCAGTTTATAATTGGGTATCATCATCACGTTCAATCGCAGTAATAGCGGTTTATTAAAAAATATTAATGTATTAAAAGGGAGAAATAAAATGGCAGTAAGTGAAATGGATTATATGAATATGTTTAAAGATATTCCTATGTATTTTCATCAATACGGGCAAGTCACGGGCGCAACTAATGTGAATTTAACAAATGTTATCGGGAAAGTGCAGTTTGTATATATATGCACAGAAGGTACAGGTACATCACTTCGTTGTATAGCGGCCGCTCCGAGTGGTAGCGGTTATGTTAGAAAAACAACAGGATTTGCCCCTGCCATTGCATCGGGTGGTGGTTTTACTCAATCGGGAACAACAGTAACAGTATCAACAGGAACATCATCATCAATAACTTTCGATGCGTATTATTGGTCTGATACTGAATCATAAATAACTAAAAAGGAGTTGATAAAATGGCAGTAGGTAGAATGATAGGTGGTGCAGGAGGAGTGAGTGGTTATGAGATATTGGCAGAAGTAATTGCTGATGGAGTTAAAGAATTAGCAACTATTCTTGCAGAAATGTATGCTCAAACAGACTTGAATAAAGTTAACGGCAATACAAAATTTATTATTGACGATGGAAGCGGTAATAAATATATTTGTTCATTAGTGTACTTTAGTATTCCATCATCAATAATGAGATTTTCTTATGTTCAAACTGTTACTACTGCAAGTAAAATAGTAGATGTCCAAACTATTGATGTGAGAAACACAAGTAGTTCATCAAAATTCTTAAAAACCGATTTTGATAACAGCGGTAGTAGTTTGGTAGTTACTCAAGATAATAGGTCAAGTATTGTGCCAACATCGGGAGCGACATATCGTATAGTAAACTACTATTAAAAATTATGCCAAGTTTTAAAGAAACACCACAAACTATATATGTGATGACAAAGTGTATTGATTGCTTTATCGTATTTTTGGTGATATGGATAATAGCGGCTATTGTTTTGTGGATTATTGAAAAGAGGAAGAATAATGGTGACGATAAATGAATTAGTAAAATTTGCCATTATCATAATGAGTGTATGGGGGTTTATAAAAATTGTAATGGAGATTGTTAAAGCCATCACTTCTCGCCATGATAGAGAGCAGGAGTGGGATAATGGAACAAAAGAAAGAAAACAGATAACAGAACAATTTAACAATAGACTTGACGTTTTGGAGAAAAAAGTAAATGATAATTACGAAGATACCAAAGCAGAACTTTATATACTCACCAAATGCATGAGAGCAGTATTAGATGGTCTTCATCAACAAGGATGTAATGGTGAAGTAACAGTAGCAAGTCAGAAACTGGATGATTATCTTGTACAGAAAGCACACGAAAGAGGTGATGACCGTTGGTAAATCAAAGGCATGTAAGATTCAGAGGCTTTACAGATAAACTTTATTTTGCCAATTTAACACTTGCTTGGATATATACAATCTTATGCCTGATATTTTCATTACTTGGTAATGTTATAGGCATTCAAGATTATTCTTTCGTACATGTTGTATGCCCGCTTGTTTGGGCAGAAGTAACAGTACATACAGGCTTTGTAGTGTGGAAGGCAAAAGTAGAAAATTTAAGTAAATATACGGGCGATAGTGCTATTGAAAATGCAAACATGAATATCAATATGGAAATATGAAGTATGAGAGATTGAAGATAAAAGATTTTACGGTGCCCGAACTTGAAAAGTTGCGGGCATTATGTAATTTCACACAAGACGAAAGAACATATTTTAATTTACGCTCAAAAAACTATTCTAATGTGCAAATAGCACTTGCAATGCATGTAAGCGAATCAACTGTATCTAATATCGCAAAACGTGTTAAAACGAAGATATACAAAGTTTTATAAAGTTTACATAATATAAGCACTTTTCTGACAGAAATCGTACAAGTTACGGTTTCTTTTTTATTTCATAATTGCATCGAGAGGTGTAGTTATGAGTTTCATTCTTGCTAATCCAAATCCTAAAAATAATTTAACCGGTGATTGTGTTATCAGAGCGATAAGTTTAGTAGATGAACAAACTTGGGATGACACATTCATAGAACTGATGGTGAAAAGTTTTGAAATGAAAGATATACCATCAGCAAATAATGTTTGGGGTTCGTATCTTCACGATATAGGTTATCGCAGAAATATTATTCCTAATACTTGTCCCGATTGTTACAGAGTAAAAGATTTTATAGAAGATTATCCAACAGGTACATATATACTTGCTACTGGCACTCACGTTATCGCAGTAAAAGATGGCAATTATTATGATACTTGGGATAGTGGTGATGAAGTACCAATTTATTATTGGAAAAAGGAGGAATAAGAAATGCCAAACTATTATAACCCTTATCAGCAACAGTATTATCCTATGCAAAATCAACCGCAGATGAATGTTGCACCAACACAACCTCAAATTCAGAACAATGGATTTATTTCAGTACCAAGTGAAGAAGTTGCAAGAAATTATCCAGTTGCACCTGGTAATTCAGTAACATTTAAAAATGAAAATGCACCTTATGTCTATACAAAAACTATGGGATTTTCGCAGTTAGACCGCCCTTCTTTTGAGAAGTATAAATTGGTGAAAGAGGACGTAGAGGAAGTATCAGAACACTCTAATTCAATAGATGAGTTAAGAAAAAAGATAGGCGAATTAAATGTCGAGTTAGATGAGTTAAGAGGTGAGTTAGATGCCATTAAGAAAGATATGGAACAACCCACAACTACGACAAGACGAAAGAAGGACGGCAACGATTGATATGGTAGATAATATGCAAAATATAATGGATTTATATAATCAAATGCAACAGAACCCAATTCAGTTACTATCACGTAAATTCAATATTCCACAAAACATAAATAATCCTAATGACATCATTCAGCATCTACTAAATTCTGGTCAGGTGACACAGACACAGGTTAATAATGCTATGCAAATGGCTAATAATCCTATGTTTAAGAAGATGTTCGGTAAATAATATTAGAGTCAGCGTACGGGACTTTGATATAAACAATATTTCACAAGGAGGAAAGAAAAATGTTATCAGAAGGTAACACAGGCATGTATATGCCAGTAGCGCCTGCTTATGCAGGTGGAAATGGTTTTGGTAATGGCTTCGGTGGAGATTGGGCATGGATAATTCTGCTTCTGCTTCTCGGTTGGGGCAATAATGGATGGGGAAATGGCGGCTTCGGTGGCTACGGCAACGACATTTATCCTTGGATGAACCAGGCTAATCTTACATCTAACGGATTCCAGAACCAGATGCTCAACGATAATGTAACGAGCATAAGAGATGGTATCCATTCACTTTCAACGCAGTTGTGCAATACCGGAAGTGATATTCAGATGGCTCTTGCTAATGGATTTTCGGGTGTTGAGCAGGGTGCAAACACAAGACAGATGGCAGATATGCAACAGATGTTTAGCCTGCAGAGTGCTTTACAGAATTGTTGTTGCGAAAATAGGCTTGCTACTGCAAAC